GGCCCCGGTGGTATCCAGAATACCGGTTCCAGCCACTCTGGAGCAGAAAAAGCGGGCTGTTTGGCCGCGCTCCATCAACACCCCCGGCACAGTCACATTGATGCCAAAGATGGCGGCGACGCTGGGGGCCTTGAATTTGCTGTCATATTGGTAGTCGACCGTGCTGAGGTCTAGGGTCCAGACCGAGTTTACGTCGAAGGTATCATCGAAAGTGAGGCCTGCCGTGAAGGTATAGATGCCTCGGACGGGGGCATTGAAGGTTCCGTTGGTCAGGTCAAAGCGGTTCCCTAGATCGAAATGCACGCTGTCGAAGGCTAGCGGGGTCGCCACATTGTTGAACTGTTGGGTATTGGTGGCCATGGCCATGAAAGCGGTTTGCGGGGCGAGGGCGTTCGAAACCAGTTGATCGCGCTGTGCAAGCTGGCGAATGAGGTCATATCCCCAAGGAAGATCCCGAGGGGGGTTGGGATATGCTGGCTGGATGATAGGCATTACTTGAGGCCGTCCGGCTGGACGTTTATACGGACCTTGCCCAAGCGGAAGTCGCCGCCTGCTTGGTTGCTTTCAACGCGCATGCGCACTTGGCGGCCGCGCCCCCGCACGTTCAGCTTGGTGGTTCCGGGCGATACGGTGTAGGGACCTTTGATTATGTCAGCGCTGTTGGGATAGTTCCGCGTGTAGAAAGTGAAAGATACCTGCCCGACTTGGCGCTCGAAGTCGGGGATGACCTTGTCGAAAAACGTGAAGCGATCGCCTTCGCCAAGTTCGATTCCACCGGTTTCCGCGTAAGCGTCGATGGTTTGGCTGCCTCCATTGAGGCCGAATTCGTGCTGCCAGATGACACCGTCGTTATCGAAGCCGAGCGGAACAAGCATGCCAGACGTGCCCACGTCCGCCCAAGCCGAGCGCTCCATGTTGCCGAAGGCCCAATGCTTCTCGACGTAGTTGTAGGTCACTCGCTTATCAACAACGTTGGAACCTTCTGAGCAATAGAAGAAATGGATTTCGTTGAAAGGTTTGGACATGCCAGCCCAGACTTGATATGCTTGCACCAAGTTAATGTCGTCTTGGACGTGGTTGAGGACGGGGCACGGAATGCTCTCCACGCGGCCGGTGTAGGCGTAGAATTGGCGGCAAGAGCGCCCCAGCCAGTAGACGATGCCGCCATATTCGATGGCTGCATTTGGGCCGATGAGGCCACAACCTGAGGCAACTTGCGTAACACCAAAGGTGTATGGAGGACCGAGATATTGGAGGCTGTACAGGGCGGAATCAGTCCACACCAGTATTTCGTTGCGGGTCCGCAAAGCGCCGACGATTTTCGAGCCGTCCGTAAGGCGCAAAGATCCAGCCGTATTGGTGGCCTCGGGAGTCCATGAGTCGTAATCTTCTTGGTCCGACCAGCGAATCAGCATGGGATCAATATCGCTGCCACCGTTGGGCACTGCGCCGAAGGCGATCAAATGCCGGTCGGTAGGAGAGACGAGGATGTAATTGGCCTTGGGAGCGTTGGTTATCTTAGAGGCGCGCGCAGAGGGGCCGACACTCGTATCCCAATAGTAAATGTCGCCGCCGCTGGGATTGGCAATAAGATCCTCACCCCAATTGTCCAGTGACCATGTGCGTAGTTGGAGTTGCGTGGTCGAACTGGAACGGGGCGTGCCCCATGTGCTTTGGCCCCAAGTTCCTACGCCCCAACCGAAAGAGTAGAGGCCAAACTCGCGACCCACCGGAAGCAAAAGATCGTAGTCGACGGCCGCGCCGCCGCCTGACGCAGAAGACGTGGCCGCGCTGCTGTGCGTGATGGTGAAATTGTTTACATCGGTGACAGAAGTTACAGTATACTCGCCCTCGATGGTTATGCCACCTACGGCACTTGCACCATCGAAAATAACGTAGTCGCCCACTGAAGCGTCGTGCGCGGCCAGTAAGACGTTGACCAGCGGCGAGCCATTTGTGGTGGTAAATGGATCTAGGGTCAGAGTGCCAGAATCTACAATTGGTGTAATATCAGAGATACTACCACCATATACAGCGTACAATTTTTTGTTCGTGGCAAACGCAAAGCGCGGCCGCCCCAAGAGGTCAGCCCAGCCTTGCACGGCGCGCGTAACACCTTCGAAGGTATCGGTGGTGAAGCGATTCCAGCCGCCGATTTTCTCAAGCATGCCGTTGCGGAAACGTACGTTGTCACCGCCGATCCATCGGCCGCCGCTAGTGTATGGGCTGTCCTCGGTGTTGAAACCGGGGGGAATATTTAGCGGAATTAACATCCGGCATCCTTAACTCAGGGCAAGTGCGACGGCCGTCAACGTTGCGTAGAACATGGCACCCGCGCCCGCTTCACCTACGCCCATCCAATTGTTGAGGAAATCGCCTTTCCTCTCGGGCTTGTCGCCCCACCACTTTTTGGCCAGTACCCAAGGAAGGGCGAAAGGCCCATAGCGCAACCAGATCTTCGGGCTATTAACATCATGCCCGAAACGCCAGAATAAGTCAATAAGAACCACTCCTATAACTGCAAGTATTGCAGGGAAGGTGGTTATGAAAAGCGGCCACGACAGGAGCCAGCCCGCCGCCATGATGAACGACCGGCGCGGCTGCGGCACCCCCTTGTCGTCGGGACCCCACAGGAACGTGTTGCGCGCCCAATTGAGCGGGCCATTCCAGCCGCCCATAGTGTGGCGCCAAGCGGCGCCGACGATAGCCATGAGGATAATTAAAAGAATTTCCATTATTCCACTTTGATTATGAAGTTCAAGAGCATGGTGGGCTGTACGTTATTGTGGGCAACGTCGCCACCAATTTCAGCAACTGTTGGTGTTACGTATGAACCCGAACTACCCCCCCCGATATTCAGCGAGTTGCCGGACTGCGACACCAAGTTTGATCCACCAATAAGCGTGGGGGTGTGTCTCGGCATTTCCGGAACGGTGAGCGTGTGCACGTCTTCACCACCCGCGCCGCCCAGGGTGTGTCGGAAAAGGTTTATCGAGGTGGAGTTGATCAAGCGGTTGGCGCTTCCCACACCACCCATGTCGTCAGGGCCAGCAACGACGCGGCCACGCAAGTCGGGCAGTCGAAATTGCGTAGAGAGTTCGCCGCCGACGTTGAAGGTGGTGCCAAGTACGCTGAAGAGATCCGCGTAAAGGGTGCGGTCTTTCAGTCCACCGTTGCAAAATTCCCAACCTGTTGGTGCCGTGGCGCCCGCATAAATAGTGATACTGCCGAGTGGCAGTGCCGGGCTCCAGATAGCGTTGTTGCCAACGCCCTTCGCAGTCAATACAAAGCCATTGGTACCCACACCAATGTCGGTGGGTTCGCCTGAGGCGCCGTAGATGGGCAAGCCACCTTGGGTGCCATTGGTCATCTTGGCCAAGGTAATTGCGTCGTCAGCAATGCTTGTGGTGCCGATGGTGCCGTCGAGCGTGGACAGATTGGGCCCAGCTTTGACGTCAGTACCGTCGCAGTAGAGGATTGACTGCTTGCCTTGGGTAATGAGTTGGCCGAGGCCAGCGGCAGTCTTGACTGTGAGGGTGAATGCACCAGTCGTGGCATTTTCGAACATCCACCACATTTCGGCCGTGGGCACGACGACGGTGACGTTGCCGATCAGCGCGCCCGTGCACTTGATGAAAGCCTGCCGCGCTTCGTCAGCCGAGCCGCTGTTTGCAGTCAGGGTCACTGTGCCAGAGGCGGGCATGAGTTTGGCCAAGACGCCCGCGCGCGCCTCGTCAATCAGGTCGAAAACGGTGTTGGCTTTCTGGCCCCAAGTGGTATCGTTTTCGCCGTCCGCTTGAAGCTCTAGGCGGAGCCGATCAGTAAATGTAGAGGGCATGACTTGTCCTTATACCTCCGGTTCCCACGTTTCGCGGTTGCCCGGTTCGATTTCAATCCAGTTGGCGGTCGACCCAACATTGCTGAGAATGATAGCCGAAATGGTCGTGGTCAGCGAACTGTTGCGCGAGAGAAGGGCGCTGATGCTTGCCGACAGAATGCCTCGATTGACGAGCAAGGCGTTGACGCCTGCGGACAATGCGACGACCTTCTGAAGATATGCGTCGACGCTGGTTGACAGGATGCCGCTCTGAAGTAGAATGGCATTGATCTGGGCAGTAAGCGTGGGCGACTTTTGCAGATGCGCGCCGACGTTGATAGTGCGCGGAATCGACAGCTTTTGGAGCAGGGCTCCAAGACTGGCCGTCTTGGTTACGTTCTTTTGGAGTAGGGCACCAACGCTCGCGGTCGCCGTTTTGGCCGAGCTTGACTGCGCGTTGCGGATAGGAGCCGTAACGATGAACGAGACTGGTGATGCAGTTATGCCCGGCCGGGCGCGTTGGTTTATAAGCATTGATTAGCTCTGCGTGATGAGTACGAGTCCCGTCGGATCTGCGCCAGTCGCCGTCGCGCGGAAGGCAATGACGTCGGCGTTCATTTCGGTTTGGGTGAGGTTGATCTTGTACCAACCGTTGGCCATTTCCGTGGCGGTCGCCGTGCTGGTGGCCGTGAAGGTGAGCGCGCCATCCTTGGAAAGGAAGCACGATACGGTCAGGCCGGTGGCCGGATTTTTGGTGGTGGAATCGAACATTTGGAACACGAAGTTGTTTCGCGCCACGTTCTTTTTGATGGCCGAGGTGATATTGAGCATTTCACCGAAAGTGCCGGACGTCGTATGGCCAGAGCGGGCCTCGTCCCACACCGCATCGGCAATGTCACCAACTGAAGAAACTTCACCGAAGGAGCCGGTGTCAGCGTGATTGGCACGCACCGCATCCCAAACGTCGTCTTCGATTTTCGTGCCGGTGCCCGCAACCAACCAATCGTACATCGCGGCAGTGAGTACGACGTATTCACGTTTGGTGGGTAGCGCGCCGCTGGGATGCGAGTGCACTTCCAAGTTGCCGAGCGTATCGGTGTCGGTAGCGTCGAGGACAGCCGAGTAGCGGCCCGCCGCATCGTGGGTCGCGCCGCCCGAGTTCTTGCTGACACCAGCCGTCGCACCGGCTTTGTAAAGTTTAATGTCGGTGTTCGCAATGGTCAGGGCTGTTTCTTCCGTGTTGCCATCGGTGCTGTCCAGGAATGGACCCAGGACAATCTCCTGGGAAGCCGTGCTTTGCCGGAGATATAGAGTCATTACAGAATTCCTTGCTGCATTAAATGTAGAATAATTACGGGGACAACTGTACCACCGCCACCGCCACCGATGGAGGGGTGATCGGCATCAAAAGCCACCGAACCGTTGTTGGTCAAGTTGTTGCTGCCGACGGTGGAGTTGCCGTTGGATAGGAGTGGCCAGTATTCGATCAGTGTGCCATTGGTTGCGGCGTCGGCCGTTGTCGTAGCCAACTCGGCCATAAGGGCGTCGGCCTCGGTAAGGTCAGCAACATTGAAGATAGCCAGTTCAGCAACTTTTCCAGACCAACCGTTCCAACCACCGGCAGGGGTCGTACCCACTGTGAGTTCATCAATGGTTGCTGTGGCAAGGTTTTGAAGGTGGTAGGTGACGTCACCAGTGGTGCCATCATGATAACCACGAATGGTGGAGTCTCCTGTGCCGTCCGAAGGAACATATACACCGAGCAATGCCCAAGTGTCATCTGCAAGCGCACCCACTGCAACATTACGGTCTTCACCCGTCATAGCAGCGCGTGCGACAAACGTACCTGAACTAGAAGTCAGTTCTATTATGGATGTGTTGCCGCCATCGGTACCAGTTATAGATGCAAGGGTATCGAAAACCGGGCCAGTGTCCTGGTCAAGTTTGCCCCAACCAACAAGCAAGGTATTCTGGCGCGAAGTTGGGGGACTGCCGGTTACTGTGACCGTCAGGCTTTTGGCTTCATTGTCAAATACGGCGCTCATTGCAGAATTTCCTTGGGCAGCCAAGTGCCTGTGCCGAACAGCTTGTAAACGACGTCCTTGCCGTATGTTGCAATTAGGCGGCCGCGTTCTTCGTAGGCGCAATCCACAGGAATCGTGTAGTGGTGCTGATAGTCGATGAACGCATCAGGATACAGGTCCTGCAAGATCAACACCTCGGGGGCGGAGGCATGCTCAGTGGTTACGATGAAATCGTCACCCTTCTTGACGCAGCAATGGAACATTTGCATTATGCAGCCCTCGGCAGATAGTCATCGTGGGACGTGCCCTGCGCACCCCAATTGGCCAGCATGGCCGCGTAATCGGCTGCGGCCGTGGCTTTGCCGTATTCCTTGGCGAACGCCATGGCCGAAGTGGCCAAGTAGCGATAGTATTGCAGGTCGTTGGGAATGTAGACACGGGTTGTCTCGGCATCGCTCGGGTGTGGATAGGGGATGCCGATGTTTTGCGCGTCGAGGCTTGTGCCGGTGAAGGCGCTGCTAATGTCAATTCGGATACTGTTGCCGCTATTGACCTGATCGATCACGGCCGCGCCGGAATTGGGCGACGGCCACGCATCGCGGAAGAAGCCACCGACGTACCAGCTACCAGCACCGAAGGGCGCGGGACGAGGCGAGGTCGAGGGCACAGTAACCGTAACATCGGCACCAGTATTGGCGCTAAGGGTGTAGTTGGCAGTGGTGATGGTATTCCATTCCACTTTACGGCCTTCGTTGTAGTCGAAGCGCAGCGCCTGCACTCGATAAACATCGCTCCAATATTTGATCGGCGTCGCGCCGTCGTACACGAACGGATTGTATTCGCCAAGCCAATACTGGTACGCAACGTCGGACGTGAGGTGGACCGCGTTGAGTACAGTGGCGTACCAATCGACACAGTATTGGAAGTTGGTGTTGGTCATGCCACGGAAATGCGAGTTGAACAGGGCATGCAGCACGTAAGTGCTGTGGAACTGTGCAATATCTGGATTGGCTTCGCCAATGTAGCGCGGACCCTCTGGAGCCCAGCGGTGCGAGGTGGCGAGGTTGGTAGTGATGGGCCCGTCGCCCGTATGGGCCGCCGCACAGGAACTCATGCGTGTCGCCGTATTCTCGAAGAGGGCAACCACGTTGCTCTTGGGGAACACAATGGAGTCGTCAACCGTGTCTGGCGTGACGAGGCCGGTCATGGATACGTGACGCAACGACCAAGCGAATGCGCGCTCCTGTAAGCCGTACTGCATGCCTTCGGGCGCGTGCAAGTCGGAACCCAAGTTCAAGGGGCCCGCGAGAGTGAAGTTGGAACCACTGCCCGTACCGAACTGCCAAGTCAGGAAATCGATAGCGGCAAACTCGGCGTGCATCAATTCGAGCCAGATAAGGTCGCCGCTCATAAGATAGGCTACGTAGCCACACTCCGCATTGTGCGCGAAGTCATCGGTAGTCCACGGACTGACGATACTGCCAGCAACACCATTGATACCTGGGTATTGGACATTTACATCGCCCCACTGGCGATAATCGCTTTTGTATTCAAGGGCCTCGTCCCAGCGCGGCCACATGCCTTTAGGAGTGAGGCCGGTGGTTGTATCGTAGAAGCGCATGGACATGTATGGGTAGGTGAGCATGGCGGCCGCATTTTCGAAAATGCGCCGTCGGCCATTAACATCCCACTTTGTGAGGCCTTCAATATCCCAACCAGAGATTTCACCAATATCATTACGGGGGCCAGGGCCGGGAATATAGGTATAGACTTCACCCATCGTGCTTATGCCACTAAGCGTAGATACCGAGGGGAAGAACCCTGAAGTACCGCTGTCATTCAAGACGTTGATGCCGCTGGTGTGATTCACGTTGGCATATTGGCGCGCGCAGTTGGCAACCAAGCCAGTTGATTTGACATAGTCTGCGTGCTGATTGTCGGTGGTGGTTTTGGCACCCGTGGACAGGTGATCGCCAAACGCCCAAACAGCAGGCTTCATGCCGATGTGTACACGCTGCCTCCAAGCCGCGCCGTGCCACGTAGTTTCAGCAGAGCCCGTGTAGACCAGCGAATTGCCGTCGGGGTCCGTGTCGCTGGTGGTGATCAGTGTGGCATCAGTCATGCTGGTGGCGCGCTGAATGCTCCAACTATCAATGGCATAGTTGAACACGGAGGTGCCACGGTCGACTGCACCTTCTTCAAGGCGCACCCAACAGTCGAGGCCAAGGATGGGATTGGTGCTGCTATTGTAGGCGCCGGATGTGGCCTTCCACATCTTGCCTTCAATGTAGATACGGAAACCATCGCCGCTGACGTGGGCCGTTCCGGCATTCTTCACAGGCATGTCGCCTTGGAAGTGCGTCATGCACGGGCCAGATTTCCAGATGCGGCAGCGGGCGCCAGTCTTGTTGAAGGTGCCGGGCCCTGCGGTAAGCATGGTTTTAAGGTCGGCGCTGTAGGTGGTGCCGCCGACAACGATGTTGACGACGATGCCGCCGTTATCCATGCCATCCATGTCGAGCAGGTTGGCAAGCGACAAGGCAGTGCCAGTGGGCGCAGCCGTAGAAGAAGCGTAGGCATAGAGCTTGCGGTGGCTGGTGCCGGACGCGGCCAACGAGGGCACAATGCCGTTGAGGACGGCGAAACGAAGATCGCCGTTCATGTCGCTGGCTTCAGCATGGATATCGAAATTGCCCAGCAAGGAGCCCAAGCCACCCGAGCCGTTGTCGTCGTAGATGGCGAGCGTCTGGCCGCTGCCCACAGCATTGGCAGCCATCGGCAGGGGAATGCGCACGAACTGGTTGGTGGTCGTGGTATTCAGTGGGTTCGTGATGGTGAAGGGCGTGATCAGGACATTGGCGAGCGCATCGGCCACATTGACCGTGACGGTTGCGGAATCCGAGCCAGCCGAGTTCGAAACCAGGACGGTCAGCGCGTAAGAGGGCGTGGTCGCATGGTCAAGTTCTGCTTCGTCGAGGACGGTCAGGGCACCAGTCGACGAGTTGATCTGAATGGCGCCCGCGTCATTACCTGCCGTGATCGAGTAGGTCGGCGCGGGTGAGGGTGAGTTTGCCAGCGCAACCGTACCGATGGATTGGCCATTTACGTAGGCATCGGTAATGTTGAAACTCTGGTCATTGATGGCCGGAGCAACTTCCGAACTTGTATTTGGATAGACGCCTAGAGCGTATTTAACCATGATATCCCTTACGGATACAAATCTTCAGTTGTCATTATCACGGTATGGCCGTCGTAGTATAGACGCACACCGTTCAACTCACCTACCAACAATCTTACAGTCTCATTGTGGTCCCCGTCAACTATTTTCAGGGCAACACGCGAAAAAGCCAGGTGATCAGGCCCTTTGACTACAAGGTTACCATCCTCGCTGATAAGAGACGTGACGTCCATTTCGGCATTTTTGATAACCTTGTAATCGTCAAACATTAGATTTCGTCGTAAGTAAAGGTTACAGTTTCCGTCGGAGTGGAACCTTGCGTTGCCGTGCTGGCCACCTGAAGCAGCAAGACTACGTGATCGCCAAACTCCGTATTGATCGCGGTAAACGGACCCGCGCCGAGCGAGAGTGCCGAACCCGAAGTGTAGGAAAAGGCATCGGTGTAGCCTGTGCTAGCCGTGCCTTCCGCAGGGGTGGCAAAACTCGAAACCGCCTTGGCCCATAGACTGACGCCCGTGCCCATACCGTTTGCGCCGTCCGTGTAGAACTTTGCATTCGTGATCTGCACGGCCGGGCCAGTCGCGCCGATCTTGAGGCGCAGCCATTTCTCGAATGACCAGTCAGAGCCCGAGCCGGGAATGACCATGGGATTCGAAGAGTCTACCGTAGCATTGTCCGCATTCTTCATACGAATTACGTCTGAGGTCTTGTTCGTGTAGGTGCCACCGGCACCATTCTTTTCGCCAATCGTTACTGTTGCAACCATGAGGGATTTCCTTATACAGTTCCACGCGGTTCGCCGGTCACTGACTCGGTGCGCCGCTGACGGCCCATTTCCTCACGATTGAGGCGGGCCAATGCTTGATCATATGCTGACTGCCAATTATCTCTGTCCTGTGCCTCACCCTTTTCGAAACGGATGGCCCAAAGCATGCAGGCCGGCAAGAGAAGATCGGGAGCATTCGTGCTGATCCAAGTGGTGGGATTGTCGGCACTAAGGCCGTCCGGCCTACACGTATAGGCCAATTCAACTGGAAAAGCATCGCTCGGAGTCGGCACGATTATAAAGTTCTCTTCATCCCAATCACTGTAAAAGCGGGGAACATCAGTGGCAGCGGCATCGGGCCAAAATACATTCAGATAGCTGGTGTCCTTGCGCGCCAACTCAATCTTCTCGCCGCCAACTTCGACTTCCATATGGCGGTCGATGATCATGTCCGTAGGCTTGCTCAAGAAGCGGTCGCCGGGCCCGAAGAACGAGCGCGCGTACTTTCGGAAAACGTCCAAATCCGATTCGCGAGCGATCTGGATTTCGGCCAACCCGATGATTTCGTCAAGCACCGCCTGCATATCAGGGCCGGAATTTTCTGTCCAAGCCATGATCGAATTGCGCAAGCTCGCGTATGAGTAGGTTAAAGCCATTAAGTTCCACCACCAAAAGTCATTTCGAAAGCATCGGCAATAATTTCATCGTTGTTGCCCGGATCATCGCGGTCGGGGCGTGGATGCTGCAAAGCTTCCGGCACGGGTCCCACATGTTTCGGTTCCAAATTTGGATGCTTCGGTTCCCAGCAATCGTTGCAAACCCACCAACCATTCCACTCACGCTTCAAATTCTTATACGACACCTTGAAACCACAGCGGTCACACTGCGCTACGGCATATGTGCCTTTTGCGAAAGCCATTATCTGTACCCACCGGGCAGCAAGAACAACGATGCTTTGTCGCGATCTTCGCCCTTGGCTTCCTCAAACAATTCCTTGTAGCGCGTCTCTAGCGTGACACGCTTCTGACCATCCAACTTGCCAGCTTCCTCGCTACCCGCCACAGAGGGCTTCTTGAGCGACAGATACCAAGCCAAGCCGAAAATCAAAGCGGGAATGAATCGGCGCGGCAAGTCAGGCGTTTCAGTATATCGGTTGATATCCTGCGAATACCGGACCTTCCAAAAGACCAAATCCACCGTCGAATCATTCGGCGTCGGATACACGTACAGCGTGGGCTGAGTCGCACCTTTCTGCAAGGCAAACTGGCTAATGGAACCCTGCGCCGACTTATCGGGATATGACATGTACTCTTCGATAGAGATACGCGTCATATTGGTGTCGATGCTGTCCGTGTCGCGCTGCATGACCGTGAGAACATCCACAGTCTCGGGACCCAAATTGTACGCTGCGGTCCCGGCCACAAGATCCAAACTGTCTTCTTCAATAGTCCACAGATTGACACCCTTGCTGGCCCACTCGGTCAACAGGAGGTTAAGCGAACGACGCGCCGTAATCAGGTCATTACCGTCGCGCGCCTCCCACCCGGCGAGTTCGTACGCCTCATCAACGATATCGCTGATGTTCAACTGCCAACTATATGTGCCGCTCGAAACCATGCTTTCCTTGCAGGGAAGGTGCTATTAAGCTTCCAGCTTCAAGTACAACGTAATGTCATACGTGTCGCCGGATGTGTGGCCCGCCGTGGTCAGCAAAATATCGCCCGTGCCGCCGCTCGACTTGGGGTCGTGCAGGCCGCCGACTTTCTTGAAATCCTCGCAACCGAAGCCAGAGCCCAGCCGCGCGATCACGTCGTCGGTCGTGTGATCCCATAGAAGCGAGACGGTCATGCCGCTCACGTTGTATTCGATCTTCTCGACCGTGGTCCACGTACAGGTCTTGGAAGGCGCGCCCGCCTCACCCTGCGTGACACCGAGAGTCGAAATATCTACCTTGATGACGGCCGATTCGCCCGTGCCGTCGCTCAGGCTGGTAAGGCGGACCACGTAGCGATTGTTGTGGTCCCCCTTGTGTAGTACTTGTGTAGTTACTGCGTCTGCCATATGCTCACCATCTTGCAGGGAAGGAAGTTGTTAAATCAACCCCCCTCAGGATTAGGTCTGGATATACAGGACAGTAACGCGGGCCGCGCCGGCCGAAGCCGCCGAACCGCCAGCCGTATAGACGGCCTGGATGGCAATGTCGGCAGAGCCAACGCCCGACGCCTGATTGGCGCGCGCCGTGGTATCCGCCGAGCCGAGCTTGCGGCCCGCCGAACTG